GTCCACGCCCTTCACGCGCAAGCAAACCATGATGGACGCAACATGTTCACCATTCAACAGGACGGCACCGTAGTGCCCTTCAAAGGAGAAGAGTGATGAACATGCCAGAAGGATTGAAGTACTGGACCGCTGATGAGGTAGCTGAATGCCTTGATGGCATCGGGCCTGACCTGTATCGCAAGCTGTGGGAGATTCTCGCTCAAGCCAAGAACCCGACACCACTTGGTGGCGACGGCTCCAATGGCACAGTCGAGACACGGGACGGTCGCCTTGACTTGGACAACGACGACAAGGCCCCACACTGGTGGGTCAAGCTCACGCCAGCCGAGCAGACAACTATCGCATCAGCATACATCGCTGAACGTGGAGGTGAGTGATGGCTGCCAACACCAAAGAGAACCGAGAGCAGGTTGCAGACATCCTCGTGAGTGAGTTGCGCCCTGACGCCAGAGGCCACAAGTCAGCGATCGTGGACTTCATCAAGGAGCAACTGGCTGCACATTGGGACCAGTGCGACGACAGTTGGAACCACGCAGCGGATGAGTTGATGGGTCAGATCTATGGCGAACCGTTTGGGGGTGAGTGATGGAAATGCCACCCGAACTGACTCGCAAGGTGAATCGCGAGTTGGAAGAAATGATTGACCGTGCAGTCACCCAAGTCTGGCTCAGCGTTGTGCAAGCGCATCAAGATGTGGGGCTTCACAAAGTTCAAGCCTACAAACAGGCGCAGCGAGTAACCAACGAGGTTGCCGCAAGCATCCTCGACAAACTTACAAATACAGAAGGAGATGATTGATGTTTGTTTACAACGATGGTGGCCGAGTAGCCGCAGGATTCAAGGGCAAGACAGGAGACTGCGGAGTGCGCGCTATGGCGATTGCGCTCTCGCTTCCCTACGCTGACGTGTACCGCGAGTTGGCCCAAGCCAACAAAGACTCAGGCCGCAAGAAGTCAGTGAGGCGAGGCGTGATGAAAGAGGTGTACAGCAAGGTGCTCTCAAAGCACGGATGGGAGTGGCGCTCTGCACCGAAGTTCGACGGACGCAAGGCACGGTACAATGACCTACCCAATGGCAAGTGTATCGCTCGCATGTCGAATCACTACGCAGCGGTCATCGACGGGGAGCTACACGACTCGTGGGACTCTCGACACAAGATGGTCTACGGCTACTGGGTCAAGGCAACCGAAGGAGGTGAGTGATGTATAAGCTGACTATCAACACGCAAGTCCCTTATCGTGAGGGGTACAACGCAGTAAACATCAGCGCCATACCGCACTACAAGACGGTGACGCTACTCACAGCTTACGCCGACAGTGAGAAGGTTCTTCAGCAAGTCGCAAACAACTTTGACCCCACGCGCAAACAACTGACCGTGAACATCGAGGAGGTGAGTGATGGAACAGGTTCTATCTGAAATACTGGACAAAGTAGAAACAATCGATGAACTGCTCGACGGAGAAAACGACGACATGCAAGTCGTAATCGACGAACTGTGGGCATTTATAAAGGACGAGAAACACAAGCTGTATCTCGAATCATTGTGGGAGGTGAAGTGATGAGCAACAATAAGTATGACGCACTACAAAGCTATTTTGACTTCAGTCGCATCAAAGTGAATGTGTATTGCGATCCAATCGGTGATGTGCCAGAGGGCAAGGTAATGGTTTACAACCGAGACACCGGCACACACGAAGTCGATGGCGAGCCGTGGTGTGAAGAGGAATACCTTGCCCACCATGACGACGCGCAAAACTGGCGTGTGGAGCGAGTGGCTCGCGAGATGCAGCGAGAAGGATGGTCCTTCAAGGCTGGATCATGGCGGTGCCCACACTGCACCAAGAGGAGTGATTGAAGAAACGTTGACCCTGACATCAGAGTGTAGTACTCTGGT